GAACCACCACCCTTTTCTTTCCACTGCAATAATGGAGACTTAACATGAATGCAGTAGATATACTTCGTAATGTAGAAAATTATTTTGATCGCAACCATAACTTCTTTATGCTCTGGGGTGGCTTATTCGCTGCTCTCTTTTTTGGGTTGTTTGTGCCGTATAACATACACTCTAGAGCCATGATGCAGTTGGAAACTCAGCAAAATGCTAATGTTATTCTTGCTGCTCAAATACTCGACATGAACCACCGCATGGAGTTTCTTGAGTTATCATACGAAAGAAAACAAAAGGTTATGCGTGAAGTTGAGTGCCTTGCGCGCAACATTTACTTCGAAGCAGGTGGTGAGCCTCGCGCTGGCAAGATTGCTGTTGCTGAGGTAACAATGAACCGAGTCAAAAGCAAGCAATTCCCCAAAACCGTCTGTGCCGTTGTTCACCAAAAGCATAAGAACATCTGCCAGTTTTCTTGGGTCTGTGAAGGCAAGCGTTCAATTCGTAATAGCAGTGCTTGGCGTGAGTCGCGAAGAATTGCTGAAAGCATATTGATTTCCAAAAAGAGATACGGTATAATAGGTAATGCCAAATACTTTCATGCAACTTATGTTAACCCGACATGGGCTGACGAAAGTCGAATGATTGCTCAAATTGGTAACCATATATTTTATCATTGATACGAACAAAGGTGAAGAAATGCGAATTCTTGATGATGTAAAACTTGACTACAAGGATGTGATGCTTGTTCCTCGTTATAATAGCAGAGGAGCAAACAGCAGGGAACAGGTAGAATTATTTCCTCCAGCGGGGTCTCGCTTCAAGAACTCAAAAACCTTCAACGCTTACCGCAAGATTCCTATCATCGCTGCAAACATGGACGGCGTTGGTACTATCGAGATGGCAAAAGCCATGATGCGTCATAACTGTATGACCGCGCTGTCCAAGCATATTCCAGTAGAAGAACTTATTGATTTCTTTGTTGAAATTGACCCAGCCCAGGTTTTCGGCTATTCACTGAATCGCCTAACCCATTGTATTTACACTATGGGTATAGGCCAAAAGGATATAGAAAAGTTCAGGAAGTTTTATCATGCCATCCCAAAACCACTCAGGGAGTATATTCAGGTCTGTATAGATGTAGCCAACGGATACATTCCTAATTTCATTGATTTCGTAAAGTGGACTCGAGATGAGTTCAAAGAAATCACAATCTATGCGGGTAATGTGGTGACTCCTGAGATGACTCAGGCTCTCATTTTCGCGGGTGCTGATGTCGTCAAGGTTGGTATCGGTTCTGGTGCTGTATGCACTACACGCAAGATGACTGGCGTTGGCTATCCACAGTTCAGTGCTGTGGTTGAGTGCGCCGAAGCAGCCCATACCTTTGGTGCTCATATCGTTGCCGACGGTGGTTGTGTGAATCCTGGTGATGTTGCCAAGGCATTCGGCGGCGGTGCAGACTTTGTGATGCTTGGCGGCATGCTTGCGGGTCACAAGGAAGGTGGTGCTTCTCCGATGGGAACCAACTACTTCTACGGGATGAGTTCGGACACCGCTATGGATATTCATAGCGGAGGGGTTGCCCCATATCGCACCAGCGAAGGTCGCACCGTAGAGATTCCTTACAAGGGTTCTGTAGACGAAACTATGAACGAGATTCTTGGTGGGCTGCGTTCAGCCTGCACCTATGTTGGTGTCACGAAACTCGCGCATCTACATGAGAATGCTGTCTTTGTCCGAGTGACTCAGCAGTTGAACACTTCACTGACGGGTGGGAGAGAGTAATGGCTTCTAGAGAAGAAAAAAATAACTTCTCTATGATGATTATGAATCTGGCTATTCAAGAAAAGATTGATCACATGGATGCAATCACTTCATACTGTGAGCGTAACAATCTTGAGATTGAAGTTGCTGCCAGTTTGATTAATGATTCTTTAAAGGGTATCATTGAAGGTGAGGCAATGGAGCTGAGATTTTTGCCACGAGGGAGCAGACTGCCACTATGACTTGGCAACTATTAATCTGGAATATTTTTGTTTGGTCATTTACGGGAGTGATGATTTACATCACACAATCATCTCTTTGGTGGCTGATGCTTCCTGCTTTCTTTACAGGAACTCAGAGTGCATCTGAGTTAGTCAAAGCAGTAAACGAAGCGGAAAAGAATAACGAAGATGATGAAGTGGAGATTGACGAAGCGACGCAAGCAAAGATTCGCGAGACGCAAGCAAAGATGCGCGATCTTCTTGAGAAGTTTAAGAGAGGACAGATTTGAACGGATACGATCTTTATTGCATCTATCAAGCCGTCAAGTTACATTTCACCTCAGAGAGTTATAACTTCTTTCAGTATGATGGAAAAACTAGAGTATCAATAGATGCATTTCAAAAACGCCGCGACAAGTTTCTTTTCCATCGTCTTGCGCGCAAGTATCGCGACGATGAGATGGTTCCATTTTTGGTTGCTAATTTTGTACACAGTGACGATAATTGGACCAAGTCATTGCTTGAAGACCAGGCTGAAGAAACTTATAGGGATTGGAAACGAACCACGGATTCGATGAGCAAGGTTTACTTGGAAGATCTACAAAAGATCTGCCCAGACCCAAACAAGTTTAACAATTTATTTAAAGTTGAAGATGGACAATTTCCACCATTACTGAATCTTCTTATGCAAAAAGAAGTGACTATAGAAACTATGGTGATTCTCAATAACATCTTTGACTTTATTCGAATTTGGGACAAGAAGATTTCTGATGATATCATCTATCCCAAAGTGTCAAGAAAGGTGCGCAAGTATGGTGCTTTTCTTGCGGTGAATGTTGACAAGTATAAACTCTTGACAAAAGAAACTTTACTTGCTCAACAGAATAATATATAATGATATGGTAATGAAGAAAGTGGATAAGCAAAATACAATTTATACAACGCTATACGGAGAATACAAATGAGTTTATCAAATCTAAAGAAGGGTTCGTCCCTTGATAAGTTGAAGAAGGCAGTTGAGCAATCTTCAGCAGGTGGTGGCGGTGCTAAGAGCGCAGATGATCGCTTTTGGCAACCTGATGTTGATGCTGCTGGCAACGGATACGCAGTTATCCGCTTCCTCGATACACCAGCAGTTGACGGCGAAGATGGTTTGCCTTGGGTACAAATCTGGTCCCATGGTTTTCAAGGTCCAGGTGGCTGGTACATTGAGAACTCTCTCACCACTATGGGCAAGAACGATCCAGTTTCCGAGTACAACACTGTTCTTTGGAACTCTGGCATCGAAGCAAACAAGGAAATCGCTCGTAAGCAGAAGCGTAAGTTGACATACATCGCAAATGTGCTTGTCATCTCTGACGCCAAGCGACCGCAGAACGAAGGTAAGGTTTTCCTCTATAAGTTTGGTAAGAAGATCTTTGATAAGATCAAGGAAAAACTTGAGCCTCAGTTTGCTGATGAGACGCCGCTGAATCCGTTTGACTTCTGGAAGGGTGCGAACTTCAAGGTCAAGATTCGTCAGGTCGAAGGCTATCGCAACTACGATAAGTCAGAGTTCGAGGCTGCTGCTCCATTGTTCGCTGGTGATGATGCTCAGATTGAAAAGGTCTGGAAGTCTGCTCACTCGCTCAAGGATTTCTTGAAGCCTGAGAACTTCAAGACCTATGACGAACTGAAGGCAAAGTTGAACAAGGTTCTTGGTGCTGGTGGCGTTGCTGGTGCAACTGCTACTCGGATTGATGACGAGGAGGCTGATGCTCCTGTTGTTCGTTCTGCTCCTGCCAAGAAAGTGACGGCTGAAAGTGTCAGCGTCGATGACGACGATATGGCGTTCTTTGAGCGTCTGGCAAAAGACTAAACATCGCTTATAAGCACGGTGTGCGTTCCATAGTGATGTTTGGGGGGACTAGAAATAGTCCCCCTTTTTTTATGCAATAATCGCTGAAGTAAATGATGTTGGGTGAGCAAAATCTCTTGATATTGCTCGATTAAATGCATTTTCATCTGATCTAGTTGATGCTTTTTGCATTGGCTGGTTTGGTGGTGGAGTTGCTTGTTTACCGCCGCCACTCGAATTATTGACTACCATTGGTGCTGCTGTTGGTGGTGCCGCTTGTGCAGTCATTTGTGATGATGCCAGTTGAGCAGAACCTTGAGCAACTTGATTTCCTGTTGTACTTACTACAGGAGTTAATTGCGCACTACTAGAAGGAGCTGCAGCGACCATGGAAGGTGCTGCTGTTGAAGGTGCTGCAGCGACCATGGAAGGTGCTGCTGCAGGAGGTGCTGCTGTAGTTGAACCGCCACCACCACCACCTCCACCGCCTCCACTAGCTGGTGCACCAGCAGAGGCAACGAGACCACTCTCTCCAGAATATGCATTCACTTTAGCAAGAATTTCTGCGCCATAACCTTTTGTTAAATCTAGATTACCACCAATTGCTTTTGTAACTGCATAATTTGCTGTCTTTTGATCTGCAAAATCTTGCTTACCCTTTAGAGCTGTCATCACATATGACGCAGAGATTTTGGCTGCAACTGTAGGGTCATTGGCTAAATCTGGATTTTTCACAAGATCTTCACCAACCTTTTTCCCATAAAATCTGTAATTATTTTTGCCAGTTAATTGAATGTATCCTCTACCGCGATACTTAAATCCATCTCCAGGTTCAGTATTGCCCATTGATTGTCCAATTGACGTATCCTTACCATACATCAACTCACCCATCGATGTTGGACTAGATTTAATTTGTGTCAATTGTGCATCATCGTATCTTGCTGCACGCTTTCCAAAAATTTTGCGAATTCTATCAAGAGCTGTATTCTTGTAATTCATATTTTCAGAAATTGGTTTAAAATTAGATTCTTTTTTAATATTTGCGAGCAAGGCAATTTGAGCAAATTTATTATTCAGACCAGCCTCTTGCATTGCAATATTGATAGGTGATCCAGTCATATTTTTTATATCACTACTCACTGACTTATCTGTTTCTGCAAGACTTTGAGTTATACCTGCTTCAGTTGAAGATACATCAATAGACCCTCTGCTGCCGAAACCACCACCTCCACCGCCGCCGCCAGTTGCAGCAGTTACAGGACCTGATCTCGCAGATGCAGTTGCTGTTGAAACAGTTGATGATCCAGGCATTGCACCTCGATTGGCTGCACTTACAGGAGAGGCTGGTGGTTTAGTTGCTGGTGCTGGTTTTACTTCACCAGTGCTTTTTGTAGTTTGCACTTTTGGATCATATAATTGTTTCTCAGCATCTGATAGAGCAGAAAACTCGCTCCACAACGAATAAAGATCATAAGCCATCCACAAACTACCAACAACAGTTACCGCAGAAGCAACCCAACCAACGCCTGGAACAACTGCCATGCCACCTGCAAGTGCCAGTCTCGCGCCAATCTTGGCGAATAGTTTAGGTGCTTTTTTCTTCACGAAGTTTACGAAAAGATCCCA